AAAGTCAGTTACTTATGTAATAACCAAACGAAAGGGAAAAAATGAAGCTCTCCGCATTCTGCATCCGTGACGAAAAAGCCCAAGCGTTCATGACTCCGATTCACTTCCATTACAAGGGTCAGGCCTCCCGGTGGTTCGAAGATCAGCTCAGTGACAAGAATGTCCCGATGCACTTACACCCGGAAGATTACTCGCTCTACCATGTCGGGTACTTCGATCCCTTCTCCGGTGCTCTCGAACGTCTCAACACTCCCGAACTTGTCTGCCACGCAACCGACTTTAAACCAGTAGGAGCTTAACCATGGCTAAACTTATTATCCGTACGCCTTACGATGGTCTACCCCCGGCGGATCCCGGCGTCAGCTGCACCGCCGAAGAATCAAAAACCGTCCAATCCCATAAGGAGTATTGTGACATTGATAAGCAAATTCAGCTCGCAGGCTCTGGAAACATATTGCAGGGTAATGCGAAAACCCCTATTTACGGTGACTTTTCAGAAGTCCCGAAAGACCTGCTATCTCAACACGCTCTCGTTCAGCAGTTCGAGAACGACTTTCACCAACATAAACCCGAAATCCGTGCTAAATTCGGAAACAACCCGGCCAAAATGGCCGAGTGGCTTCAGGATCCTAAAAATCTTGAAGAAAGCTATACCCTAGGCCTCCGGGTAAAGCCGGTCGAACCTACTCCCCCGGTCGATCGCAAGGCACTTCTCAAAGAAACGATTCGCGAAATTCTCGCAGAGGCGAATGGAGGCTCCGCTAAGTAGCGGAGGCGGTGGGACAGTATGTTACTAGATATATACTGTCCCACTGACACCAAAAAGCAGAAAATGGCGAAACTCATCAAAAAATTCAGACTCAAAAAACCCCTTTACGGCGAGGTCATCAGCCCTCGTACTGGTAAAAAGTATCGCTCAGAATATGAAATGGTAAAAAAGGAGCTCCCCCATGCGTAATCCCTCCACAATGGAACACTCATTTTCTAACGTCCCGGATATCCGGACTCAGCGATCTGTATTTGATCGCTCTCAGACTTATAAAACCATGTTCAATAACGGCGATTTAATTCCCTTCTACGCCGAAGAAGTCCTCCCCGGGGATACGTTCAAACTCAAGGCAAATCTTCTTGTTCGCATGCCTTCAGCTCTCGTCCGTCCTGTCATGGACAACATGTTCATCGATACATTCTATTTCTTTATCCCTAACCGCATCCTCTGGACTAACTGGCGTAAATTCTGTGGCGAACGCCTCAGCCCGGATGACTCTATCGCTTACACAATTCCGGTCTTTACTGCCTACAATCCAACTGCGGAAACACTTTCCGACTATCTCGGAATTCCTCCCCTCGGTGGCGGTGCAACCGTCTCTCATAGCTCGCTGTATCATCGTGGATATCAGATGGTGTGGAACGAATGGTTTAGAGACCAGAACCTTCAAACCCCGGTCACAGTAGACACCGGAGACGGCCCCGACACAATTACAAATTACACCATCCGCAAGCGTGGCAAGCGTCACGACTATTTCACTTCTTGCCTTCCGTGGACTCAGAAAGGCACCGCTCAAGCTGTCTCTATCGGATCGTCTGCCCCTGTAAGCGGTATCGGTAAACCTGCTCAGACCTATTCAACCAATGCAAACGTCTATGAAACAGGCGGAACGGGCACTGTCAATTATGCGTACTACGCTGACCCGAACGCTGCAGACGTTTATTTCAAGGGTACCGCAGCTAATGGTGGTTATCCCTCGATCTATGCCGATCTCTCCTCTGCTACTGGTGTCACAATCAACAACCTCCGTCAGGCACTTCAAATCCAAGAACTCCTCGAAAGAGACGCCCGGGGCGGTACTCGCTTCCCGGAAATCATGCGTTCTCAGTTCGGTGTAGACTTCCCGGATATGACTTACCGCCCGGAATTTCTCGGCGGTCGCTCTACTCCGATCATGATCTCCGAAGTCGAACAGACTTCCGCAACAGCCTCTCAGCCTACCGGACTCGGTAATCTTGGTGGTATGGCAAAAGCTGCCTCCATGGGTGATGGCTTTATTAAATCCTTCGTGGAACATGGCATCATCCTCGGAATCTGCTCAGTCCGTGCCGATCTCACCTATCAACAGGGCTTACATAAAAAATTCACCCGGTCTACCCGGTATGACTTCTATATGCCTGCCTTGGCTAACCTCGGAGAACAAGCCGTCCTTAATCAGGAAATCTACCTCCAAGGCTCGGCCAACACTGCCCAAGACGCAGCCGTCTTTGGCTATCAGGAAAGATGGTCCGAATATCGCTATGGAGCCAACCAGATCACTGGAAAACTCCGTTCAACCTATGCCACTCCCCTTGATATGTGGCATCTCGCTCAGAAGTTCACTTCCCTTCCTACTCTTGGCGATACCTTCATCAAGGAAGCTGTCCCTGTCTCTCGTATTATCGCTGTTACGTCCGAACCTGAATTTGTCCTCGATGCCTACATCGACGTCAAGGCCGTCCGTCCTATGCCGGTCTACTCAGTCCCAGGCTTAACCTCGAGGCTCTAAAAATTAGGGGGGTGTCTCCGGATGCAGGAGCCCCCCCGCCAACAAAAAGGAGTAATTATGAAATCAAAAGATATTCTTAAATCCAAACGCACATGGGCTCTAATCGGCCTTACTGCCTTACAGATCTTCAAAATCAATATTCCGATTGAAATATCAGAAATCCTTCGTGCTTTTACTGTTTAAATTCTTTCTTAACAGATTCATGAGGAAAAACTAAATGGCCACTCCATGGGGTTCAATTATCGGTGCTGGTGCTAATATTCTCGGCTCTATCTTCTCTGCCAAATCAGCCGAAAAGACGAATCAAGCGAACATTCAACAGTCGCAAGATCAAATGGCCTTCCAAGAGCGTATGTCAAATACTGCTCACCAAAGAGAAGTCGCAGACCTTAAAGCTGCCGGCCTTAATCCTATCTTGTCCGCTAACGCCGGAGCATCAACTCCCGGCGGAGCTATGGCAACACTTCAAAACCCTTATGCTAATCTTCCTGAACATTTAAACTCAGCTGCTCGTCTTACGGTCGAAATGGCTAATGCAAAAGCAAATATCGCTAAAACAAAACAAGATACTGCTACATCTAAAGCCCAAGAAAATCTATACGACAAGACAGCAAAAAATCAGGAAGTTCAAACGGATCTCGCATCCGGAAAAATATCAGTACCAGGATTTACCGGTACTGTATCATCTGCAAAAAATCTATTAAAACCAATCACAGAACCGTCAGCACAACTAGATACAAAAATACTTAGATCCTTAAGGGTTCCAGAATCGTTCATTAAAAAGTATCTAAAAATCGCTTACTTCAAGGATTAGGAGCAAAAAAAATGTCAAAATACAGACGTTCTACTGATCGCAAAACTGATAAAAAAATCTTCTCTAAAACTGCTGACATGACTCATTATCTCAATGTCCGCAAACCCATCAAACGTGGTGGTATTCGTCTCTAATCATTCGGCCGTATCCTCGGACGAATCGGCCGACCTCGGCCCTTTCCAATGGAATTAAACCCATAATGGAGACGCTATGCCCTGTCATTATCCACTTACCGCCTACCGTGGCCGAACTATCAATCCTGAAACAGGAAAAAGACCACTGGCCTTCTCTACTCGTGACGGCTACCACGACACACAACTCAAAATAGCCTGCGGTCAATGCCGTGGCTGCCGTAGATCTCACGCCCGGGAATGGGCTACCCGTTGCGTACACGAGGCCTCACAATACAAAAATAACTGCTTCATCACGCTCACATTCAACGAGAAATATCTTAATTCTACTGGTACACTAGTCAAAGAGGACTTCCAACTCTTTATGAAACGCCTTCGGAAACAATTTGTCCCGAAGAACCCTCACAAGAAAGGCACTGCCGATCATGATAAATGGATTAAAGAACATGGTATCCGCTATTATCACTGCGGAGAATATGGCACTATTCATGGTCGGCCTCATCATCATGCTTGCCTCTTTAATCATAATTTTACCGATAAGGTATTATGGAAAGAGACTAATGGAATACGACTATTTAGGTCGCCTACTCTTGAATCTCTTTGGAGTGATCCCATTACTGGGGATTCTTACGGCTATAGCACTATTGGCGATGTCACTTACGATTCCGCTGCTTATGTAGCCGGGTACATCGACAAAAAAATATCAGGTATCAAAGCTCCAGATCACTACCAAGGCCGACAGCCCGAATACTCAACTATGTCTCGCCGTCCTGCCATCGGTAAAGGATGGCTCGAAAAATACTCTCAAGATCTCATCCAATCTCAAGGCCTTATCCTCCCCGGAGGATATAAACACAAAGTTCCAAAGTACTACGACAAGCACTTAGAACTCACCAACCCCGAAGAATATGCCAACATGAAAGCCCTCCGCATCATGAAAACTCGGGATAATCCAGACGGCGATCAACGCCGTCTACACGTCCGCCAAATGGTCGAAGATGGGAAATACTCTCTTAAAAAAAAGACTCTATAAAATGTCACTCAAAAAATTAAGAAAAAGTCAAGTTAATAGGAATACCGGTAATATATCTTATGTAATATTTCTTGACTCGAGAGCCATGCTTTCAA